CTTTCAGGTGCTCTTACTATTCTGTAAATAACAACAGCATCCTCAATCATTCTTAATTGATTGACCGGTTTAATTGCTTTATGTAAATTACTTAAAACAACATTTTTGTTTTGGTCAATTACACCTGAAGTGCAATATGTAATAGCGTCTGGCGCTATCTTTACACCCATATTAGAGTTAGGTGAAGTCATACCTTTTTCATTATAGACATACCATTCATTTACTGCCTGGGTCATATCTACGCCTTTAAGACTTCTTTGTTTTTTTATTTCTCTAACTTTACGAATTTTGCGTGGGTCAATATATCTTATCTCCGTTAAACCTAGTTTAGGTTTATCAGGATCAATAACTTTATGATAATAAACTCTTCCGTCTATATACCATCTTTTAAAAATATCGTGTCCTTTCTCTTCAAATTGCAACAAGTTAAGTATTTCATCAAACTCACTTCTTATTTTGCCTTTGATTTTTTCAGAAAGTTGTAAATTGTCTAGTGATAGACTTACTGATTGATCTCTTTCATTCGATACGATTGATTCATTTACTATATCATCTATAGCAGTATCTACTTCAGGGTAGATTGCAATTTCTCTATATCGTCTGATTAGTTCTTCTTCATTCTTTGCCCCACCTTCTTGGTCGAGATAAGATCCGAAGTAACCACCAGCAGAGATTGTTGTAGTGCCGTCATCCGGCGTAGGAACGGTGAAACTTTGTGGTGATCCACCGTCCTTCGCTTTAACGGGTCTGGTTATTTGAAAGCCAAATAATTCAGCCATTTGTATTCCTTTTCATAATATTGCGATACTATTATTTATGTGTTAAATTAAGTAGTAGTATCTGTTTCAAAGTACTGATATCTAAAAGTACAACTGAAAGTTTCAACCGCTGAATTATCAGAATAAGATAAGTCAATCGGTGCTAGAGTAGTAGGGAACGAACCTCTTAATGTATAAGTTTTAAGAGTAGATCCATTTCTATCTAATTGGTCAACAAAAGCGTCAACTTGATAGTCAACAGGATTTGTTAAACCTTCGTTATCAGTCATATTATTAATACCATTCATCCATCTTTCCAAACCATTTCTGACTAGGAAGTCTGTGTCGTTTAGTATTGTAACCGTCCAAGGTTCAAATTCTCTATCACCAGCGATGTATAGAGTACGACCTCTAAACGGTATCGGTGTTTCAGAAATTGTCATTCCAGGTAACTGAGCAGTAGTACATAAGAACGCCATTTGTTGCGTCTCACCACCAACTGTCGAGTAACCAGGGAAAGGCATTGTTACCTTGAACTGATTCGCTCTTGCGCCACCACCAGCGAGACGAGCTTTGAAGTCATTAATATTAGCCATTTTCTATTCTCCTCTTTCTAGTTTAAGCGCCAGCAACTTCAGAAAAGGACACGCCAGTTCTTGTTGCTACGAAGTTTAAAGTTATGAAGTTAATTGAACGATTAGGTTTGATAAAGATATCTGCCCTAAATTCGTTTCTATCAATTACTTCTCCAGTATTGTTTGTATCATCACATACTACTAAGAAATCTGTAAGACCTCTTCGTCCTTGTACATCTCTTAAAAACGGTTCTACTGAATTTCTAAATTGTGCTCTTGTAAATTCATCATTGAATTCAAATAACTGAAATTTAGAAGCAGTTGAAATTGCTTTTTCTAGTACAATAAACAGTCGTCTAACATTGATACGATCAAAAGCACTTGGTTTTGATAACATAGTTTTGTCACCAAATAGTACAGTACCTTGACCAGGGAATGTTGCAACTGGGTTTATTCTTGAACGATATAAAGTATCTCTTTGAGATTTGTTAGGACTATAAGCAAGTTTAACAGAACCTCTAATTTGACCTCTATTTAGACCAGCAGGTGAGAACCAAGCGTCTGCTACATTATCTGTACGAGCACAAAGTCCAGCAATATCTCCGTTCAGAGGAACGAATCTATATACATCATTGTACTTATCATACATATATTTGTAACCACTATCTAAAACAGCGTATGAAGAAGAAGAAAGAGCGTCAGCAAATTCTTTAACTTTAGCAGTCTGTTCGATAGGTTCTTGAATACTCACTACATCAGCACGAGCAGGTGAAATAAAAGCAACAACATCTTTACGAGATTCTGCAACATCAATTACAGCAGTCGCCTTGGTAACACCAGATACATCGGTACCGGTTTGTGAAGGTCCAGTTAGTAGTAAATTTACATCTACTGTTTCACCATCTTTAAACATATCATAAGCAAGTGCTAACTCACCGTTTGTTGGTGCGTTATCATCTGTACCACTTGATAATGAATTAGTATAAAGTGCTGTAGCACTAGAACCTACATTGTCAAATGCTTGTGATTGTTTAGCATTACCTGCAGTTGAAAGTGTTGTGTCATGGTCCATCCAGTAAATGAAATCTGAATTGTTATAAATTACATCAGCATAAAAGTTAGTTGCTCCTGAAGCAGTCTTAGCGTCAGACGCTTGAGATAAACCTTCAAAAGTTTCTAAGATAGTTCCAGCAGCACCAGAGATACCGCCATCTTCATCTACTACAACTATATGTAATTCGTCATTTGATCCACCATTATTTGAAACATCAGTAGTAGTTCCAGGTGCAGAGTTAAACTGGTCAAAATATTTCCAGTATCTCTTAATAACAGCATTGTCAACAAGTGCTTGTTTTAATCCTGTACCACCGCCCGGTGTGTTTCTTTTAATAGTTAAATTGTTTGTATTAATAGCAGTGATCTCATAAAATTCACCAGACGGTGCAGAATTAAATCCTCCCGAAGCATCTCCGAATTCTATTAAGTCGCCAACAACAAATTCTGAACCAGTATCAACAGCAACCACAGTAGCGCCGACAGCGACACCTGATCCGTTGTTTACTAGAGAAGTTGCGGTAGAAGCATAAGCATTTGCGTTAGTACACATAGAAACTTGTAAATTGTTTCCGTGTGTTCCCGCAGTTCTTGCTGCCCATAATCCTACATTGGCTTGACCACTTGCATAGTTATCTTGATAGTGTGTTGTGCTTTTAATTTGCACGGCAGTACCTGAAACACAAGCGTTAACATTACCTGTATTTGCACGAACCACCTTTAAAGTGTTAGCGTACTGTAAAAAGTTAGCAGCAGTAAAGAAATACTCAAAAGTATTACCATCGGGTTTACCGAATACATCTACTAGTTCTTTTTCTGAAGAAATTTGTGTAATTTCATCAATGGGACCTTTTTCAGATACTATTACCATTCCGCCGATACTTGTTGCGACAGCAGGTATAATATTTGTTAGATCCGTTTCTTTTACGAGTACACCTGGTGATAATTGAAATGCCATAGTGTTTTCTCCTTAATTATTTAAAATAACCCTTACTTTTTGTCAACCCTATCAATATTTATAAGTATCAAAAACTAGACTATCTCACTACATCTACTGGAGACCATATATCTCCATACTCATCCACTTCAGGTTCGTGGTCATTTATTCCGTCATCCATGAAACCGAATGGTGCCATATCTTGTTCTAATGCATTTTGTTGCTCAGCGAATAGAGCATTACGCATATCATTATTAGTTAACTCTTTAAAATATGCCTGGTTCGCCAACCAAGAAAATATAACTAGACACATAACTAAATCATCATTACAACCATCCTCTGCTTCCCAAGACTTACCTCTAGATATAAATGTTGACAGTTCAGCAATCGTATCAAAATCTTGTACTAAAAGTTTGTCACCTTCAATAAGTGATTTTAAGTTAGAACATCCTACTCTTTTTGCCGCCTTAGTCATTCTAAGACCTAGAGAAGAACCTCTACCACTAAATCCACCACCTAGTATTTGTCCTGATCTACCTTTTTGTGTACACATTAACATATTATCATACTCACACTCAAACTGTAAGGCGTCTGCGACTTGTTGACCTAGATCATTTGTTTCTACTAAGACATATGCAAAATTATATTTTCTACATATCGTATCTATTATGTTTGGAAAAACAACAGGTTTAATTTCATTACTTCTATACTTTGCAACCATCTTATATGGCATTTGTGATACATCAAAAATAACAAAAGCAGAATAGTCATTATTAGTACCTCTCGATACATCAACCGTACAAGCGTAGGTATGATCTTTTTTTGGCAACTCAAATATATCAATCTCATTACTTCTTTGAGGATCTATGTGTGCTAGTGCTTTTAATTTAGTAGGACTAATAAGAGTATTAACTGAACCTAAGAACTCACATTCAAACTCGGTTTGAAATTGTTGTTCACTTGTGTTCTTAATTGTTTCTTCTTTCCATTTTTCATCACGACCAGGCACTTCTCGCCAAGA